TTTCTTTCGGTATTTCTGGTATTTCTGGTTGCTTTGTTTCTGGTAAGGGTGGGGTTTCATTTGTAACAGGAACTTCTTCTGTAATGACAAGATTCTCAGGTGTATAGTCAAGAGGAATAAAACTAGGAAACGGAAAATCACACGTTGAATATACCCCATTAGGATCTTCCAATAATAAATTACGATTACCAGTATTTTTTATATCACGATGTTGATAAGTACAACCAGGGACATCTATTTCTGGCGCTTTAGCTGCATTAATGTAATTAGGATTATAAGGTTCTGGAACGTTTGGAATATATATCTCAGGAATACTTATATCAGGTATCTCAGTCATAGGCATTTCTAGGAAGATAAACTTCCACAAAAGAGTAACATTTAGGGCAAGAGAGATTAGTTACCATACTATATTCTTCAGACGAACAAGGATAGTCCTCTTCATCCATATCGTGATCTCCACCCCAAATTAGTTCAGTTTTACAATGCCAACAGTTCACAAACCAAACCCTTCTGGTAAATCCATACTTGGTTGAACCATTTCAGGTAAAGAATTATCTAATACTTTAGGCATCATTCCTTGAACACCATCAAGAACTTTATTCATCATCTTTGTCTGAAATTGTTCTGATGTTACATATTTATATCCAAAGTATCCTCCACCAATAACAGAAGATACCATTATGAATGAGACAATACTCAAAACATTAGCAATTTTTTGAAACATGATAAAATTTGCAATTATTAGAGCTATGTCAGTTATGACATTCGCTACATTACTGCTAATTATAGGTCTATCTCCTCTCTACGTCACGATGGGCTTAATGACAAGACAAATGCAAGAATCTAAACGTTAGGATCTGTTGGATATTGTGTCATATTAAATTTCTCAAACTTACCATCAGAATCATAAGTTGCACCATATAAAGTAACTAAGGCTGCGGTATCTGCACAGGCATCAATCTCTGTTTCTCTTGTATCACAAGCAGTCCTGACTCCATCACGATATGTACTGATTGCTGTAGGAATTGCAGTAGATTTTTCTGCTTTTCTTACAACGTACCAATCATACTTAGCTAATAAACTACCAGCAGTAACTTTTTCCTGTGCTTTTAATACTGATTTAACACCTTGAGTAGTATATTCAACTCCATCAATAGTTTCTGTTTTATCATCAAGTGTTTTTGCAGTTCCATCACCCCAGTAAAATCTTGAATCAAATACTGGATCGTCTGCTACCTCTGTTATTCCAATAGCTTCTTTTTCTGTCTTAGAAGCTAATCTAAGCCAGTTAGCAGGGTAGTTTATATCGTTGTGACTGAATGCCACATCAACTGGTAAAGGTTTTCCGTCTAATTTAAAAGCCATATCTATATACTACCTTGCCCTTGCATTTTTGAAAGGAGATTCTGCAAATGCAAAATAAATATAAGTATTACTAGAAGCATTTGTACCTCCATTAGTTGCTCGTGGTTTAAATCCATTACTTAAAAAATCAATGTCGTTAGCACCACCTGTACCAATGGTAGAAGCGTCATTCTCTTCTTGACTTGAGTTTGCACATAATTTATTACTAACCTGATTAAATGTATTTCTTTTATTATCAAATATAAACCAACCAGATGATGAACTTGTTGCACTACTTCTTTTTATCATCACCCAAGCTGGTCTAAAACCTGTGAAAACGAAAACCCCATCTGAATTTCCATTTCCGACATAGCTGCCAAATTTTGAATATGAGGAAACTTCGCTGAAACAATAAGCCACATAATCCTCACTTCCTTTATTTGTTGTAAAATTATAACCAAGAGAAAATACAGAGGAAGTAGGTAATGTTGATCCCATATAATTTACATCAGTTTGTACTCTAGCCTCAGTTGCATTTAATTTTAGGTAATCTGTATTAGCATCAGTAACTTTATGATGATAAGTAGCCCAATTAGTATCAGCATCACCATAACTTCTTGACTTCATTATTATTACTTGCGGAGTAACACCTAACCCATGACCTATAGTTTGCCATACTGCTGATGTAGGACTACCTGTCGCATTACCTGTATAAGTGACTATTGAAAAACCCGATGAAGTATTTGTTTTTACTGTTGCTTGTCCAGTTCCATCAAAATTACTTGATCCAAGAGTTGAGTTTGTATTGACTGCACCCCCCATCCCACTGTGGATCGAGCAATAGTAGTAAAGCTGTGGTGCAGAAGCGGCTACAACTATCGTTACCTGTGTTGAGCTATTATGTGTAACCCCTGTTGTATATTCACTTCCACCGCCATGCGTACCATCTGCTGTTGTAGAAAACTTTAATGGGTGTGCTGATGGGTAGTTAAATATATAAGTGCCACCTTCTGCAAGGTCAAGAGTTACAGCAGAAGTTCCAAAACCATCAAACCTATATTTATTACCAGAATCATCAACAACTGTTACTGTATAAGTTTTGCCATCTGTCTCCCCTGCATCCCAGTTCCATAAAACATAAGTACCTCCTGAAGCATTAGCATTTCCTGTATCTGAGTTCCAAGTTACCCCATTAGAATTAAAAGTCATGCTTCTATTAGCATTACTGTTTTCAGCGTCAGTTAAATTACTTGATAAACTTTTATCACCTCCTCTTACTTGGTCTATTAATAAATGATGATTACCAGCCGCATTTCTTCTTTTTACCCACACCCAATCAGGAGCAAAATTTAAACCTGTTATTGAATTAGAACTACCTGTACCAGAATAAAGCAAAGTATCAAAATGTTTATTAGGTAGCAGTATTGTTGGGTCGGGTAAGTTTGCTGAACTTGCAGCTACAAATCCTGTTGGTGGGGTGTAATTAAATTCTCCTTTATGACCTCCAAAGAAAGCTGTAGCTGTTGTTGAACTGCCGCTACTTCCATGATCTATATTAAAAACATAATCTTTCCCTGCTGTAAGTGAATACCCTGTTGTTGATGGGTCACCAGTTCCTTGCCATGTGTTATTTTTTGCAAACCAAACTTTGGGTGTAGATAAAGTTGTATCTATTGCAACACCAATAATATCTCCGTTGCCATAAGTTGAAAAACCTGATGTTTGTCCAGATCCTTCAATTTTATATTCTCCATTAGGAAAATATGCAGCAGCTTCAGTATTATCTCTATCTCTAAGGTCTGTGTCAGCTTGCGTTACTCCTATTGCAGCGTTACCGTTACCATCTTCAACTTTAACTTCAAAATAATATTTATTATTTTTTAAAACAAAAGTACCTACACACTTTCGTGCAGTTCCAGACCTTTGTAAATTGCCGTTTGCTAATGATTGTGCTGATTGACTTCTTACTAAAGGATTTAAAGTACAGAAATTATTTGTTGGTGTATCTGCAAATGAATCGCCATCTATCCCGTCAGCTACAGAAAAATTATTTGGTGTGAAGTTGTTACCATTACCGCTTGAATCTTTGCCAAGTGTTGTTGCAGTCGTTCCAGAGTTGTCTGAAAAATTCAAATAAAATCCATTTGTTCCATAACTTCCTGTATATTTTTTAGGATTCCATTGGCCTGTAATTGCATTTGTTTCTGCAAAATATGATGGGTCATAAGCCTGTCCATCAATAAAATTAATCTCAGCTAAGTAACCATCTAAATGACTATTTATTCTTGGATATTCCCCAATATAATGTTGCCCTGTAGTGTTGATTCTAAAAGTATGGCCTTGAGAAGGCATATCTGATTGTTCAAAACTTGTTATCTGCTCACCATTAACATAAAGCCTTAAACGACTATCAGAAGCCGTTGAACTTGATTGAGATTGAGTAGTATCTGCAATTACAACTATATGCAACCAAGCACTAATATCACGATAAAGTGCATTAGTTTTTAAATCACTACTAGAAGAATATCGAAAATAAAGCTTGTTATCTGCATGAAAGCCAAAAAAATCCTCAGATCCATCACCTGTTCCAACTGCTAATAATCCTTGATAAGTATCTAAATTTGATCTTTTTACCCAACAACTATAAGTCCAAGTTTCTTCAGTTCCAGTGCTTGATGGAGTCCTAGTTAAGATAGGAGAATCATCATCATTAAACCTTAAACTACGATCTACTGTGTAATCAGCAGCAACAGCCCCTGAAGCTCCTATTCTTATTGGATCAAAAAATGGCATTACTTAACGTCTAAAGAAACTGCACAATGGATGACGTTACTAGATAAAATTATGTAGTCTATTCGATCTACCGCAGCAGCAGTTGTTGTAAGTGTTGGTGCTGTACCGCCTACAAATTTAAATGCACTATTAAACGATGCTGTTCTAGACCCTGTACCATCTTGTGTAATAAATATTGAACCTGCCTGACCTACAACCTGATTTGAAGGTGCTGCAAAGGTTCTGTTGCCTCCTAGCGTTACTGAATGATGACAGGCTGTTGCCATGTCTATTGTTATTGTTGACCCATCAGAAAGTGCTGTAATATTAGCTGCTGCTCCTCCTGTGAGACTTACGCCTCCACTAGCAGTTTCAAATTTCTTAGTAGCCGAATGATATAGCTCATTGGCTCCACCGTTAATAAACTGAGCCAAAATATTAGAACCACCGTTATCCCTGATAATTACATCATCTTCAGCTTCTAAAATAAGGTCATCACCATTACTGGTGATTTTTAGATCGTTTGTGGCACTTGTAATAGTACTGTCAGTTGCGTCATGCGTAATGGTCAAATCTGAACCAGCACCAAAAACTAAACTAGCGTTATCAGCAAACTCTAAAGCATTATCTGATCTATCAAAAACAATATCTCTTCCAGCGGTAGCACCATCAAAGGTTACATCTTCCTGAAATATATTTGTTGAGGTAAAAGTATTAGCTGCCGACAATCCAGCATGACCAAAGTTTGTTGCACTTACATCACCCAAACTTATAAAAGCATCATTAGCAGCATTTCTAATTTTTAAAGTATTTCCATCAATATGAGGAACATAAGCTGCAACACCGATTGTAGGGTCACCAGAGCCTTGATTTAATGTAGATAAAGCTGCAACTATTTGGTTAAGCTTTGTTCTTACAACAAGACCAGTTCCGTTGTCTGTTGTAAAACCAGAACCACCAGTATTATCGACTCTTGACATGACAACTCAGTATTTTTTCTAAGTATATCCTAAATATTAACCTTTACCAAAACCAATAGCAGTAAAGTTAAAGTTTCTATCAACTGAACTGCCAGAACTGTTTTTGAAATGAACAGTAAATCCAGTTCCAGTAATACTTGAAAGCTCAAAAAAGTCACCAGTTGCCATATTAAAAGCTGTGATTCCAATAGCTGGTGGATTAGAATTTGCACCTAATAAAGCACTTGTACCAGTAAAAAATGGGTGGTCAAATGTAATAGATTTTGCTCCTGCACCTGATGCAATGGTTGTTGTACTTTGTTCTGTTCTTCTTTGAAACTCTGCAAAATATCCAAGCTGACTAACTCTTATATCCTGGTTTGTATCTTGTGTTGATAACACACATTTAAATTTAAATGTTCTACCTTTAAATGTTCCATTTGCAAACTTTTGAAAATCTGAATAGCTACTGCCATCTTGTGAAGTCTGGACAAAAACTTCTGCATTTGTATCAACACTTGAAACTCCATCAAAATCCTGTCTTGCGTCAATATCTGTAACTGAATCTATTAAGTCTGAAGAATATACAGAATCAGTTTGGATAAGTTTTCTTAGATCAAGGCTGAAAACAGCACCTAAATCTAAAGTTTCATTGAATAAATATGTACCAGTTGTCGAGACACCACCAATATCATCAATAGAGGTTTCAGAATCAATATCAGTACTGTCATCAAAATTACCTGTACCAGCTAAACTGATCGAATCCGTACCAGAATCAAATCCAACATTAGTTTTTGAACCTTGAAACTTAGGATCATCCAAATCCTCCCTTCTTGTTTGTACTAAAAGTTTTGGTTGTGCTTCTGGTAAATCTATAACAATACTTGTTTCACCTGTACTGAATCTATCTCCATCATCTTGCGTTTTAAGAATGTACTCTCCTTCAAGTAAAGGAACAACTTTTTCTGTAGATGCTCCACTTAATGCAAAAACAAGATCAGTTGCATCTGAAAATGTACCGCTTCCATCAGTTTTGGGAGAATGTCTGACATGAATACGACCACCTGCTCTTACATCTACATCTGAGACAGCATCCCACCTTAGTCTTATCTCCTTATCTGAAATCGGTTCATAAGTTAAATTTGTAATATCAGATGGCGGGGCTGTCTTACCAACAGCGTTAAACGTCAGGTTGGTAGAAGTTGCACTTAACTGTAATGCAGCATTAAAACTAAATACCTGTATTTCATATGTTCCAATATCAGTATTTAAAATTTCAAAATCTGGACTAGAAACAGTTGTTGAAACATAATTACCATTATTAAATCTATAATTCACCTGATATTGAGTAACACCTGTAACTGGCTGCCAACTAATGATTAATTTTGATACAGCATTATTGTTGATAACAACAATTTTTTCTTCTGACTGTAAACCAACAGGAGGATTTTTTAATTCATTTAAAAGGCTTACAGTTCTAGTGGCAAGAGAAGATCCATCTTCAATAAAACTATACTTACCATCCTTATAAGATAAGGCAGTAACCACATAGTTAATACCATCCTGTTCCTCTACATTTATTACTCTAAACAACTGCGAAGATATAGTTGTATTAGAAATCATCCAAACAGTATTTACATTTGGTGTCTGAGAAAAAGCACTTGATACTGTTATAACACCGCTAGATATGTCGCTTATATCTTTAGTTTCAATCGTTCCATCTGGAAGAATCACAGAAAGTTTTGGACTGTTTGTTGTTGGTAAATCAGTAGCATCTGTATCATCAACCGTCATAACAGTTGTAGATGCAACAGCTTTTAATCTTCCTGATCTTCTCACTCCTGCTCTTACTGGATCGTTTATTTCAATAACACTTCCTGGTCTGCATACTGCACCACTATCAATGGAAGTTGTAAAAGTAACTACTTCAGATTCATTATTCTCACTGAAAAGGATTGCACGGCCCAATCTCGCAGCCTGTCCTCTTGAAGTACACGCAAAAGCTTTCACCTGTTTAACAACTGTACCTATCTTTGTTATTAAGGAGCTATCTTCTACAACTTCGTAATCCACCTCCTGTGAATCCATATTGAAGTAAGACACAGAAACAACACTATGTCTCGCTTTAAGACTACTGCCAGAGTAATTAAATCCAGCTTCAGTAACATTGGCAAGACTAAATAGATAAGAACTATCCTTTGGACTGTCCTGTGCAAGTTCTATTGATCCAGCAGACCATATCGGAACACAACGCATGACTCCTGCCAGTTCATTTATTAGATCAAATGCTTCGTTACTATTCTGGATATTTACATTACAGCTAAATCGAGCCTCCTGTCCTCCAAACCCATCATCAACAAGAGTATTTGCAAATTTACTTGCAGTAACAAAAGAAAAGAGATCAAGGGAACTATCTGTTATATGATCTCCGAATCCATAACGAGTATCCGTCAGAAGATCAAGAAGTATCATTGCAGGGCATGAACACCATGTAGCAGCACCCATTACTCCATTAAAAATATAACCATCAGGATAAACAATACGACCAGTTGTACTATCAACAGTAGGAGTGCCTGAACTACTAGCACCTGCTCCTGGAATCCTTACTTTTATTCCTCTGATACGATATTTTCTTGATGGGATAGAACTGAACTGCTGAGAATCAAGCCTCAATGACGTATATGCACTGTTTAAATAGGTTTGTTTATCATCAATAATTTCAGTAAAACTTGTAAATTGAAAAGCATTTACTGTACTGGCAGAGGAAGCATCAGCAGTAACCCTTACAACTTTTACATCAACAGGAAAAGAACCAGTAAGATTTACACGATATTCTTTTTGGTAGGCATCAGCAGTACGACCAGTGACAGTATCATCTATTAAAGTTGTAAACCCACCACCATTGTATTGAATTTGGATTTGAAGATTAACTGAACTACCAAGTAAATCACCAGAATCAGTGGCAACCTGTATCTGAGGAAAAGTTACTGTTACCTTCACAGCATCAATATCAGAATTGGATATTGTTCTGGTTACAGGAGTAGAGTTTGTAACTGTTACACCCACAGCATTTATCGACTCACTACTTTCTATACCACTGATATGTTCCTGACTTGACGTTCCAAATCTTGGTGTGAAAGTTACATCCTGAAAATTAAAATCAGTACTGGCAGGACTTGTATTGCTGGCACTGGATTGTAATATAGCTGTATCGTTTAAAAATATATCTTTTAAGGCAGCATTATTATATGCAGTTGTTCCTTTTGTTAATCCAGCTTTAGAGGCAGTGGCAAAACCTTCTATTTCTCCTTCTGATATTAAGTCAAGTAAAGTGGCAAACTGACGACTATGTAAAGTATCAGGAGTTCTGGTTGGTTGTGGTGGAGCAGATGGAGGAGGAGGACCACCAGCACCTCTGATGATTTTAGGATTCTTTGTCATGCTCTCACCTGTTCAGTATCAACACCTGCACTTATTACAACACTTCCTGTAAAAATTTCACCATAAACAACTGGAACGGGAGTACCTGCTCTTGATGTATTTTGTAAACCACTGAATTTAAATGATATTCTGGGGTCTTGCTCTGAAGTAAAATCGGGTGTCTTTGGTATTGGGGTTAATAAATCAGCCACTCCTGACAAAGCTAAACTAGCTCCAACATAAACTGCTGATTTTGCTACAACTACACCTGTTGTCACGCTAGTTCCTGTAGCAGTTAAAAAACCAGCAGGACCTAAGACAAAAGCACCTCCAATTAAGGCAGCACCTCCTAAAATCTTTCTAGTAGTTCCACCAGCACCAGCGATAACAGGAACGAAATGTAGATCAGATTGTCCTATAGGATGTGTAAGTTCATCTTCACCTACCTCATAATCACCAACCAAAATTTTATATGATCTTTCTGCTATATACGCTTCTGATTTTGGAAAGTTACATACGAGAAAACTTACTGCCTGAGATATTGAATTTACCTTTACCTCAAATTCTTTATGTCCGATAAATTCTGCTAACTCTCCATAAAGTTTTAATTTACGAAGCATAACGATACCTCCCTCCAGTGCATTTTAATAACCATTGAGAATAAGGTTCTCTACAAGATAGTCTATCTGTTAAATGATGTAAAATATCATCTCCTAAAAATAAAGCCACATGATTTAAACCATCTGCCATGATTGACATAAATAATAAATCTCCTTTTTCTAACTTTTCTTCCTGTCTCAACTGTCTAAAACCAGTTCTCCATGCACATCTTTCAAACATAGGATCTTTTAAAAACTCTTCTGGTGTAGTTGGTCTGTTCCAATCTTTAAGTTCAATACCTTTTTCTTCTCTATACCAATCTCTTACTAAAGACCAACAATCAGTAACACCCCAAACCCATGGTCTGCCAATTAAAGGTGGTTTATATCCACAAGGTTCACAATATCCCCAAGTTTCTGTTTTTGGGTTAACAATGTGCCATGGTAAATTACTTTGTTCACAACTAATTTGATCTGCCTGACTAGGTGTAGGTGGTGTTACAGGGTGGCTATGAACAACAGCAGTTATTTCTCCTGTATTATCTGCTTTTAAATAATCTTCTGGATCAATAATAAAACATTGATGATCTGTCATTGAAAGATTACGGCAGGGATAATATCTTTCTTTTCCTCGTATATTTAATAGTAATCCACAAGACTCTTTAGGGTCCTGGTCTTTCGCATGAATAAGTGCCTCATTTTTCCAATTCATGCGTTGAACGTACCAATGGAGGGGAATATAGAACGGGTTGCCTGTCTTTTAGGTGCTCTGACTCCTGCAAGATCAAAAACAGCAGCTAATTCAAAAGTAACAATTTCTCTATTTTCTGCTGATTTTCTATCTATTTTGTAAATCTCCTGCGGAAACTCTGCTGTAGGATCTGGTGTTCCTAATGGATTACTGCCTCCAGAAAAGTTGGCAGCATCAAGATAACGTGCCAAAGTTCTAATCCTAGTTACGGTAGCTCCCGTAAGGTCATTACCTGTAGTGGTAGCATTCACAGTTGCTAATATTGCAGAAATTGTGCCTATTGCATTACTAACAGTAAGGGTTGGGCGAGGTAGTTGTCCGTTTTGATATGCAAAACCTTCAGCCTGTATTGGCATTTTTGTATATGTATTACCAGCCCAGATTATATCTGCGTTTGAATTAAGATTTGTACCAGCATGAAATCTATAGGTTGTATTAGATCCATGTAATGCTGTTGTGGTTACAAGTGTAAATAATTCAATAATTGCTGATGGATTGATCTTTTGTAGATCAGTAATAATCGGAGCAGTACTCATGGTTCAAATACTTCTCTAAATGTAACTTGTATTGTTGCTCTATTGTTATATGGTATAGATTTTGACCATGCCTGACAAACAAATTTTTGTGCAGTAGCTTCTCCAGGAGCAGTAAAATCAAAGCTATCACTATCGTTTGCACGGGCATCAAGGAAAGTTTCTATAGTATCTGCGTCTGTTTCTGATACGTTAAAAGTAAAATTATAAACTTTTGGATTTTGATGTTCTGCCAATCCAAATAAAATTCTATGCTCATAACCATCTGCAAAACGTACTGTTCTAGTATTTGGTGCGGATCTTTTCTGTTGTCCGTATGTAGGTTTTATTGAAGGAAACGTAGCCATTATGCAAGTAAACCTCCAGGTCTTTTTTGCTGTACTAATTCTGATTGTATAGCAACTGATATAAGACGGCCAAGTTCTCTACCTTGTTCTTCATCTCCTTCAACAGAAGAACCAGAAGCATCTACATTTACTACTACAGTTGTTCCACCAAGAGCATGATTTGGCGTAACTGTACCTGTAACTCCTGGTGTAAATAATTCTGGTCCACGTTCTCCTACTAAATGAGTTCGTCCAGCTTTAGCTATACCTCCATTAGCTAAAGGTAGCCCAAAGTTAGGATCGTCAAAATCCCTACCAAATCTATCTGTACCTCCAGCAGTCGCACCTCTTAAGGGAGCGAACCCTTTATCAAATGAAGATCCAAAAAAGTTTAACCCTATTCCTAATAATTGCATTTGTATTTGTTTTGCAATCATTTGTGCAGCCATATCTAAGAACGCATCTGCTGTACGCATAAATAAATTTCTTAATGCGTCTTGTGCTGTCATTGAACCTTTCACAATACCTTTAAATGATTCTTCAAAAGCATCTCCAATAGTTTCGGCTGTTGTTACAACCATAAAAGAAGCTGACATCAGCTTTCTAAGTTCTGCTGATGTTTTATCCATAGCAGTAGGAATAGAATAGCTCATAGATTCCATTTCTCTATTAAGCTCTTTCATTAATTCCTGAATAGTTGGTAAACCTTCTTCTAATTCGTTAAATTTTTCTAAAACTTCTGCAACACGTTGTTCCATTCTTTCAGCAGCATTTAAAAATAAACCTGGATCAACTTTTCCTAAATCAACCTGTCCAAAAGTAGCTATTAAATTAGTAATACGAACAAATTCACTAAGAATAAATCTTGCTTTATCTGTATTCTTTATTTGCCTAGCGACTGATAATTCTGCTTCAAGATTTGCTTTTAATAAAGACTTAGATACTGCAAGTTGCAAATTTTTAAATCCTGTTACTTTTGCTTCTCTTAATAATTCAATTTGTTGTTGAATACTCAATTTATTACTTGTATCTAAAATAGCTGCCATAGCAGTTTTAGTGTCTTGTACAGCAGCTAAATTTTTAAAAGTATTTGGATTGTCTCCAAAAATAAAGGCAGCAGCTTGTCCTGTGTCTCCAAATCTTGCAAATGCACCAGCTATTTGAGTAGCTTCTTCTTTAGTTATATTTAAAGCTGTTGCAAGTTCTCTAATATTATCTCTAGTAAATCCTGCAGAACTACCAGCATTTCTTAATACAAAATCAAGTTGAGCTACTGACTCATTCATTTTGTCTTGTTGTGTTGTAAATTGCCCTACCGCAGTTCCAAGGATTGATAATGCAAATCCAAATTGTCCTCCTAACATCCCTCCTGCTAAACCACCAATCGCACCACCTGTTGCTGCTGCACCTGTTTGCCCAAATAGTAAAGGAAACGCACCACCGATAATTGCACTACTAGCAATATTGCCCATGTTGCCTCTTTGATATTTAGCGTTTTGTTGTTTGGCTTTTGAGTTTTCTTTAGTTGCTTTTGTATTTGCTTGCTGAAGTTTAGTATTTTTAAGATATTGACTATTATTTAAATCTAAATTTTTAGTTTGTGTTTTTAAAGCATTAGTAGCAGCTTTATGTCTTGGTGTTCCTCTTTCTACTTGATTAACATATTTCTGTAAAGATTCTGCTGTTGCGTTTTGTATATCATTAGTTTTGCCAAAGGCTTCTCCTGTTTTATTAATATCTTTTACAAGATTATCCATATCTTGTCTGTATTTTTTTATTTGATTACGAGATTTTTTTCCTCCTTTTCCTCCAACATTTCTAGGATTTTCTATGTCAATACCACGAATACTATCTACACTTTTTGCTAATTCCTCTGCTTTCTTTTTTGCTCTATCAAGACCAGATTCTCCTACAATATTAAATTTTATATTTACACCGTAATCGGCCACAGCAAAAACAAAACTTTATCTTAGTGTACCGCTTTTAGCGTTTTCTTGCCCGTGATTTATTTTTTGCTTCTTGAATTGTTTTTTCTTCTAATTCTCTTTTTAATTCATAATATCCAGACCAACCTATTAATTCTTCTTGAGTCATCTGTTTACATAACTCTCGAACAGTAAGTCCTAACTCTGAAGCTAAAAAATATACAAAATGCCAGTGATTATTAGCTTTTTAAATCTGCTTTCGCTTCCTCCATTTTATATTCAGATCCAGAATTTAACATAGCTAATTGGATTTCCTGAAGAATAGAAGCATTTACTTCTCTTCTTAATGAGGCTTTATGACCATCTTGAAATAATCTTTTACCATCTTTATCAAGAGCTTTTGTAATCATAAGTGTCAAAGCAAAATCATCAGCAGATGAATTGTCTCCAGATAAAGCAACAATAGATTCTCTTTCGGCAAGTGTTAATGGATTCCAGTAAATCTCTAAAATTGTTTCCTCCCCATCTTTCAATTCGTACAAATATTTTTGGTTTACACCAAATTTGTTCTTGAGCAGTTCAATCGCTTCCATAGTAATCTAATATAATATTTATATTATACTTATATTAGGCATTAG